TCTTCTAAAACAACAGGTTTTATTGTTTTATCTTCAAGTGTTTCTTTATGTTCTATTTCATCTTCTAAAACAACAGGTTTTATTGTTTTATCCTTTAAAGATTCTGTTGTTTGTTTTATTTCATCTTCTAAAACAACAGGTTTTATTGTTTTATCTTCAAGTGTTTCTTTATGTTCTATTTCATCTTCTAAAACAACAGGTTTTATTGTTTTATCCTTTAAAGATTCTGTTGTTTGTTTTATTTCATCTTTTTCTATTTTAAATTGTTTATCTTCATCATTCTCAAGTTCTTCATCATTCTCAAGTTCTTCATCATTCTCAAGTTCTTCATCATTCTCAAGATCTTCATCATTCTCAAGTTCTTCATCATTCTCAAGTTCTTCATCATTCTCAAGATCTTCATCATTCTCAAGTTCTTCCTCACTTTCATCATTCTCAAGTTTTTGATTATTCTTATCATTCTCAAGTTCTTCCTCACTTTCATCACTTTCATCACTTTCATAACTTTCATCACTCTCAAGATCTTCATCACTTTGAAGATTATTAACATTACTATTATCATCTTCACTATCATATTCATTTTCTACTAAAGTTTGAGTATTAGTAATATTAATCTCTCCTCCTCCTGTAATATCAGTTAATTCATTAATAATTTTATTTAAAGGAATAAAAGATCTTACAGCATTCTTAATACAGGTTTTAGTTATTTTTTCAATAGTATTAATGTTATTTTGTCTTTCAATAGATGATACTTTTTTATAAAATAAAACTGGATTTTTCCAAAATATGTTAGATGCTAATATACATACTTTATATAAAAATTCATACCATTCGGGAATATATACTTTTAATGATTTAATAATAGATTTATGTTCAATAATTTTAATTTTAATACTTTTAGAAATGATTTCAGATAATAATTTTAACATATATTGAGGTGTTGCATGATCTTCTTCGATTAATTTATGAATAGTATTCATTTTACCATCTTGTTTTTGTTTATTCCATTTTGTTAATAATACTAATTCATTTTGAAATTCTTTTAATGAACTACAATTGTTTGCAATATTAACAAAGAACTTACAAATAGGTATAGTAGAAATATCAGTTAAATGTTCTAAATATTCATTCTTGTTTTCTACCAAAACATCAAGTTTATCAGTCATAATCTTATTTAATGAAAAATATAATTGAAATATATAATTATTCGCACATAAATATATCAAATATATTATTACTCTTAAGTTTAACTAGAGCAATACGTAAATACATAACATCAAACATTGAATTATGTGCATTTGGTAGTTCTTTAAGATTACTATTATTTGCGTAATTATATAATTCCAATAACTTGGGATATTTTTTATTATGGCAAACAAAATGTCTAGTTTTTTTCATAGAACAGATTAATTTAAGTAAATTAATTTTATTAATAATATCAGTAAATCCAAATCTATATAATTCACTCATTAAAATGAAATAATCAAATTGTAAATTATGTGCTATAATTCTAGAACAAATATTAAGATCTTCAGTAAATATATCACAAAACCGAGTCATACTTATACCTTCTTTTTCTAATAAATCTTTTGTAATATTATGAAATTGAGAATTACTAACTGTATCTACTTCATTAATATAAAAGCTTCTTGTAGCAATAACATTTAAAGTGTGATCTAATATTTCATAACTAATTTGGATCATTCTAGCATTATTATATTTAGAAGTATTTGTATAATGATAGTAATTATTTGAAGAATCTTTAGGTATTAAACCAGTAGTTTCAGTATCAAAGATGATATACATTTATTATTTACAATTAACGAAATCATTTTTAAATACTAGGAATCCAAGTCCATTTCAACTCTTTACATATTTTCTTAAAAACTTCTTCATTTTGAGCTATTTTTTGTCTACTTTTAAGTAAAGGAAATAAAGCGAGGTATTCCGGCATATCTAAAATTAAAAAGAATTTATGTAAAATGTAAGAATATGAAATAAAGTTTAATCTATTTGCAGGTGCATATTTAATAAATAAAGGTTGCGTTTGCATAAACATATTAGATAGATTTTGTTCTAATTCTGGTGAAAATTGAGGTGGTGGAATACCATTAATTCTATTAATAATATATGCAGTATGTTCATAATATTTATGTGTTCTTAATTTTTTTAATATTGTTCTCATAAACTTAGGTGTAAGTTTAGTTGTATCAGTAATTTTCTCTTTTTTAAGTTCATTTAGTATTTTTTCAAATACTTCATTTGGTATATCAGTGCTTTCTTTCCCTTGTATTTGTGATATCCATTCTCTAAAATGATTAATACGTTTATAACTATAATGAATACCGTCTTTCTTATCATATAACATTATAGGTCTATTTTGTTCTGCTAATAAAACATCTTGATAACCACAACTGAAACATACTATTAATGCTTCTTGAACTAAATTAGTCATTTCGTTATTACAATTAAGACATTTAGAGTTAGTAAATTCACCATTCATATGATTGATGTATTTATTGTCTGTTATTGCTAAATATTCATTAACTAATTTAGATTTATCTTTATACTCTCCTATTACACTGTTATTATCCATTTCAATATTAAGTGCTTCTAAAATAGTATATTTTTTAGGATTAACTTGCTTAACATCAACATTTTGATTAACTATATCATAATAATTAAACAATATTTCTCCAACATTTTCGTAATAATCAAGTTCATTTTCACTATTAAGTTTATCTAACTCACTTGTATAATCTTTAATTTGTTCTTTAATTTCAACGTTAGATAACCAAGAAATATCTGTCATTGATATGATATTCAATTTATTAATTTGTTCGGTTATTTCTTCAGCTCTTTTATTTTTAGCTTCAAATTTTTTTATGCTATTAATATGAATATCATCTAGGGTTGAGATTTCTTTAGTATTATCTACAACGTGTATTCTTTTCTTACTACATCTTTCTTTCATCATATTTAATTACTTTTTGCAAGTTAATTTTTTATATGCTTAATAATTAAAAATGGGTGGTGGATTATTACAATTAGTTGCTTATGGAGCACAAGATGTATATTTAACTGGAAATCCTCAAATAACTTTCTTTAAAGTAGTATATCGTCGTCATACTAATTTTTCAATAGAATCTATACAACAATCAATTAACGGAAAGTTTGATTGGGGTAATCGTGTTACTTGTCAAATATCCCGTAATGGTGATTTAGTTCATAAAATGTATGTAGAAGTAGAATTGGAAAAATTAAAAGACGGAGATGCTATAGATAATATTCTTACTGAAGATTTAAATCGTTATGTTAATTTTATAGGTCATCGTTTATTAAAATCAGTTGAAGTTGAAATTGGTGGTCAAAAGATTGATAAACAATATTCACATTGGATGTATATTTGGAATGAGTTATCATTACCTGTTGGAAAAATGGATGGTTACCAAGAAATGATCGGTGCAGATACTGATATGACAAGTTTTAAGGATAATAAAGTATATATTCCTTTAGAGTTTTGGTTTTGTCGTAATATTGGTTTAGCATTACCACTAATTGCTCTTCAATATCACGAAGTAAAAATAAATATAGAAATAGAAACATTTAATAATTGCACTTATAATGGAACTGCTTATGTTAAAAATGCAGACGTTCAAATTGCTAATATTAAATCAATTAAAAATGCTTCTATTTGGTGTGATTACATATTCTTAGATACGGATGAACGTAAAAGATTTGCTCAATTATCGCACGAATATTTAATAGAACAAGTGCAAATGAATGAAAATACGCTTTCAGGAACAAACGAACAAAATATTGCTTTAGTTATGAATCACCCTGTTAAAGAACTTATATGGACTATCAATGATACTGTAAAAGCAACTGAACAAAATCAATGGTATAATTATACTGATTCTAAGTTGTTTGTAGGATCTAATACTGAAGTTCCTAGTTTAGGTTTAGATCCTACAACCAGCGAATCAAATCTAAAACTTCAAAATACCTTATTTGGTATAGATCCGGATGGCAACAATTCAATTACTTCAGCTAATTTACAATTAAATGGCAATGATCGTTTTGCTAAAAGGAATGGAGACTATTTCTCGTTAGTTCAACCATACCAACATCACACAAATATTCCAACTAATGCTGGTATAAATGTATATTCATTTGCGTTAAAACCTGAAGAACATCAACCATCAGGAACATTAAATATGTCAAGAATTGATACGGCTAAATTAGTGGTAAAACCTAAAAAATTAGGAACAATAAGGGTATGGGGTGTTAATTATAATGTCTTACGTATTTTAAGTGGTATGGGTGGTTTGGCTTATTCTAATTAAAATATAGTATGATATACACTATTTATATTATTTGTAAAAAATTGTTTAATAACTAAATCGTTAAACATATATGCTAAATTATCTGGAAGATCTTTAAAGTATTTAATAAAGTTCATATAGAATTGAATAGGTTCAATACCTTTTGTATAATACAATATGATATGATATACTATAAACATTGATAATCCAAATGCAAGATCTTTTGTATTAAATTCATGCTTTAATGTTAAAATTGGTAAAACTTTAATTAAAATAATTCCAAAAACAATAAAGAATAATATTTTTTTTGTAGATATGTTAAGATAAATCATATAACATAACATCCAACATACAAATGATAAAATTAAATAAAATATAATAACAGGATTAAAAGGTATAATAGCTAAAATATATAAAAAATACCATAACAAAACATAAGTTGAGAAAAAATCTGTAGTTTTATACATTAATATTTTTTATCTTAACTAAGAATAAAATGGGTGGAGGTCTTCTTCAACTTGTAGCTTATGGTGCCCAAGATGTTTATCTTACTGGCAACCCTCAGATCACTTTCTTCAAAGTAGTTTATCGTCGTCATACTAACTTCTCTATTGAGTCTATACAACAAACCTTTAACGGAAATGCTACCTTAGGACAACGTGTAACTTGCCAAATCTCCCGTAATGGTGATTTAGTTCATAAGTTATACTTACAAGCCACGCTTACTACTCTAGCAACAACAGGAATATTAAAACACTATGCTGGTTTTGGATTAATCAATCAAGTTGAAGTTGAAATTGGTGGTCAAATGATTGATCGTCAATATGGTGAATGGATGTATATTTGGAATGAACTTACTTTACCTGAAGGTAAAAAGGAAGGATTTGGTAAAATGATTAGTAAATCTGGATCAGCAAATCCTGCTTCAGAGGATATTAGAACTGTATATGTTCCTCTTGAATTCTGGTTCTGCCGTAACATTGGTTTAGCACTTCCTCTAATTGCTTTACAATATCACGAAGTTAAAATCAATCTTACATTAGGTGCAGATTTAGTAGGAACTAATGTTAGTTTATCAAATGTAGAATTATGGGCTGACTATATATTCTTAGATACTGATGAACGTCGTCGTTTTGCTCAATTATCCCACGAATACCTTATTGAACAAGTTCAATTTACTGGTGGTGAATCAATTGCTAGTAGCACCGGTGGTGCGGTAACAACAAAATCCAAACTTTCATTTAATCACCCTGTTAAAGAATTAGTATGGGTTAATAAATCAGCAGATTTTACTTTCTTAGGAACAACAGATTTCCAACTTCAACTTAACGGTAATGATCGTTTTGCTAAGCGTGATGCCAAATATTTCACACACGTTCAACCTTATCAACACCACGAAAATATTCCTGATGGAAAAAATATCCACGTATATTCTTTTGCATTAAAACCAGAAGAACATCAACCATCTGGAACTCTTAATATGTCTCGTATCGATACAGCAACTGCTATTGTTGGAACTAACGGTGTAGGTTCAGGAACTCTTAATATGTATGCTGTGAATTACAATGTGCTTCGTATTCTTAGTGGAATGGGTGGTCTTGCTTACTCTAACTAAATATATTAACAAATTATTTTTTTTCTGTATTAATAATAAATACAAAATGGGTGGAGGTCTTCTTCAACTTGTAGCTTATGGTGCCCAAGATGTCTATCTTACCGGCAACCCTCAGATCACTTTCTTTAAAGTAGTTTATCGTCGTCATACTAACTTCTCTATTGAGTCTATTCAACAAACCTTTAACGGAAATGCTAGTCAAGGAAAACGTGTAACTTGTCAAATCTCCCGTAATGGTGATTTAGTTCATAAACTATATGTAGTTTTTGATTCAGTTACAGGTGCTAACGCAGATGCTCGTGAATGCATTAAAAAAGTAGAAGTTGAAATTGGTGGTCAATTAATTGATCGTCAGTATGGTGATTGGATGATAATCTGGAATGAACTTACTTTACCTATCGGAAAGAAAACAGGTTATACATATATGATAAATGGAACATCTACAGGGGATGATAAAGCATATGTTCCTCTTGAATTCTGGTTCTGCCGTAATATTGGTTTAGCATTACCACTAATTGCTTTACAATATCACGAAGTTAAAATTAACATTGAGTTTGATGCTGGTATTGAGTTTGGCGATGCCACCTTATGGGCTGATTACATCTTCTTAGATACTGATGAACGTCGTCGTTTTGCTCAATTATCTCACGAATACCTTATTGAGCAAGTGCAATTCACTGGTGCTGAAACTATAAGTTCAGCTAAATTATCTGCTAAATTATCTTTCAACCACCCTGTTAAAGAATTAATATGGCAAGGTGCTAATGGTGGTTGTGGAAAAGCCAAACTTATGCTTAACGGTAATGATCGTTTTGCAGAACGTGATGTAACTTATTTTACTCACGTTCAACCTTATCAGCATCATACCAATATACCAGACTCTTCAAAAAATATCAATGTATATTCTTTCGCATTAAAACCGGAAGAACATCAACCATCTGGAACTCTTAATATGTCTCGTATTGATACTGCTCAACTGCAACTAACAGGTGGAACTGATGGACCTGTCAAAATCTACGCTCACTCCTACAACGTCCTCCGTATCCTCAGCGGTATGGGTGGTCTTGCGTATTCTAACTAAACTTAAATCTAAAATTATTTTTATTTATAATATAAATCTAAAATTATTTTCTTAGCTTATATTAAAAATGGGTGGAGGTCTTCTTCAACTTGTAGCTTATGGTGCCCAAGATGTCTATCTTACCGGCAACCCTCAAATCACTTTCTTTAAAGTAGTTTATCGTCGTCATACTAACTTCTCTATTGAGTCTATTCAACAAACCTTTAACGGAAGCCCTGGAGCTGGAAAACGTGTAACTTGCCAAATCTCCCGTAATGGTGATTTAGTTCATAAATTATATGTAGTTTTTGGAGATGGAGATGGAGACTCAACAAAAGATGCTCGTGATTTACTTAAAAAAGTAGAAGTAGAAATTGGTGGTCAATTAATTGATCGCCAATATGGTGATTGGATGCAAATCTGGAATGAACTTACTTTACCTGCAGGAAAGAAAACAGGATACAATCAAATGGTTGGACCAACAGCTGCATCAGAAAAACGATATGTTCCTCTTGAATTCTGGTTCTGCCGTAATATTGGTTTAGCTCTTCCTTTAATTGCTTTACAATATCACGAAGTTAAAATTAATATTGAATTTGATACCGTTCCAGGTGATGCATTTACAGATGCCACCCTATGGGCTGATTACATCTTCTTAGATACTGACGAACGTCGTCGTTTTGCTCAATTATCTCACGAATATTTAATTGAACAAGTGCAATTCACTGGAGAGGAAACTTTAACAAATAGTGGTGCTTCAGTTAAATTATCTTTCAATCACCCCGTTAAAGAACTTATATGGAAAGGTGTTGGCGGTGGTTGTGGAAAAGCCAAACTTATGCTTAATGGTAATGATCGTTTTGCTGAACGTGAACAGCAATATTTTACTCACGTTCAACCATATCAACATCATACCAATATTCCTACAGATAACACTATCAATGTTTATTCTTTCGCATTAAAACCGGAAGAACATCAACCATCTGGAACTCTTAATATGTCTCGCATTGATACTGCGCAACTTAAATTAGGTGGTAGTACTAATGTAACAGGTGTCAATATCTACGCTCACTCCTACAACGTCCTCCGTATCCTCAGTGGTATGGGTGGTCTTGCGTATTCTAACTAAATTATTACTTACTTCTTTTTATTTACCATATTAGGATATCCTAATACGGCATTGACACCTAAAAACATTGAAATAATTGAACTAGTTAAAGCAGATTGAAAATAATAATTATTAAAGTTCATAAACTTAGACGTTATCCTATTTAATTTATTAACAATATGTGAAGGATTACCAGTTATAACTGAATAACATATCATAAAACTAGATATAAGTAAAGCATTTTCAATACCATTAATAAATATCTGTTCAATATTAGATTGTTTAGCAATAAGTATATTTTCATTAACATACCATGGTTTATCAGGTATTACAAAACAAATATTAGGTTTTTTAACAAAACCGGAATTAAACAACATTATTCTAATTTAACTTTATATTCGTTAGTATTTTTAATATATACTATATCATCATTTTTTATAGGTGTATCATCTATATATTTACCATCTTCAGTTCTAAGTTTAGTATATTTATCATTATATAAAGTCCATGTATCATATTCGTTTTTATATAAAACAAGTGTAGGTTTATTTTCAGTAGATTCTAATTTACCAACAATAAACTTTTTCATCATATCTTTCATTAGGGCAGTTTCATCACCACGATATTTAATCATATAATACACCTGTTTGAGATTGTATTTTTTTATTAAAAATAAATAAATAGTAATACCAACAACAGCTAAAATAACTATCGCAAAAAGTATGAGAAATATAATACCCCACGACATTTATATTAAATAAATATATATTTTTAAATAAATGGGCGGAGGTCTTCTACAACTAGTAGCATATGGTGCTCAAGATGTTTATCTTACAGGTAATCCACAAATAACATTCTTCAAAGTAGTTTATCGTCGTCATACTAATTTTTCATTAGAATCTATACAACAAACTTTTAACGGAAATGCTGAATTAGGTAATCGTGTAACATGTCAAATCTCTCGTAATGGTGATTTAGTACATAAATTATATTTACAAATAAAAGCAGTAGCAGGATCAACTGCAATATATCTTCAACCTTTTTATGGTTATAGAATGATAAAACATACGGAACTTGAGATAGGAGGACAACGTATTGATAAACAATATGGTGAATGGATGTATATCTGGAATGAACTTACAATGGATCAAGGTAAAAAAGAAGGATATTATGAAATGGTTGGTGGTAATTCTGCAAATAAATCAGTTGAATTAAAAGACAAAACAATAGATTTATATATTCCTCTTGAATTTTGGTTTTGTCGTAATGTTGGTTTAGCATTACCGCTAATAGCTCTTCAATACCACGAAGTTAAAGTTAATATAGAATTTAATTCAATGGAAAATATCAGAGCAACAAACCAAGATGATGCACTTGCTTCAGATTCTACAATAACCGTTCAAGATTCACAAGAAGATTTCGAATCATTTAGTGCTACATTATGGGCTGATTACATATTTTTAGATACAGACGAACGTAAAAGGTTTGCTCAATTATCGCACGAATATCTTATCGAACAATTGCAATTTACAGGAACAGAAACTATAACAGCAAATACAGTAAAAGCATCACGTTTAAGTTTTAATCACCCTTGTAAAGAACTTGTATGGGCAGTAAGACCTGAACCAGATATAACAGGTTGTAATGTAAATTGGAATAACTTTACAAATGCCGCAGACAATAATACAATTAAAGATAATCTAATAACAACAGCTAAACTTCAATTAAACGGAAATGATCGTTTTGCAGAAAGGGATGGAAAGTATTTTTCGTTAGTTCAACCTTATCAACATCACAATAATATACCAGTTAATCAAGGTATTAATGTATATTCATTTGCATTAAAACCCGAAGAACATCAACCATCAGGAACATTAAATATGTCGAGGATAGATACAGCACAATTACAAGTTAAAAGTAGTAAACCAGGTGAATTATTTGTATATGCTGTAAATTACAATGTTTTACGTATATTAAGTGGAATGGGTGGATTAGCGTATTCTAACTAAAAAACATAAAAATAATATTAAAACTTATATAGCAAAATTGAACTCTTGTTCATTGCCATTACATTCTGTTTCAACAACATTAACCCTATAACATTCTCCATCAAAATCTGAATAAAGATTATTGGAAAAAGGTGTAGGTGTTTTAACTATTTTTTCTTTGGTATTATTTGTAACAACAATGTAAATAATTCCAATAATAAATGCTAAAATAAAAGGTATAAATTGAAATTCAAAACTTGTATTAATCTTCATTTAATTCTTTTAACTCAAAATAATTTTTATAAGTATAAATATCAAATTCAGGTTTTTTAAAAGGATATGTTTTAAATAAATTAACTCTTTCAATATAATCATTGGTATCAGAAGATTGTCTTAAATATTCTGCATAGTGTTCTTCATAGTCTTTACGTTTAGATGATATATGTGTAATATATTTATCACGAAGATCAACTAACATATTTAATTCTTCTTGTTTATTAGTATTAAACACCATACAGTGTTTTTTAAACTCAATAGGAGTAGATGTAAATAGTTTATACATTTTTATTCTCTATATTTATAATTTTCTCGAAAGAACTTTTAAATTGATTATCAATTGATTCAGCTCCATTCATTTTTCCTTCATATGTGTGTAAAGGCACATATTTAACAACTGTTTGTTGTTTTTTAACATTACTAATTTTATTTTCATAATAACCTTGAACTATAACTAATATACCAATAAATACTAATAATAAAATAACATTTTTCATATTTTCTTATTATAGATAAATATTATTTAATCTACATTAGTCATATCAATAGTTTCAACATTGTTGAAAGGATCTTTATCAGTAGCAACTTCTTCTTCTTCATCATCATTAATATCCATACCAAGCATAACAACATTGAGAACCTTTTTAGAAAAATCAACAGGTTTGATAATTTGATATCCGGAATACAATAAAGCACTATTGATAACAAGATCAAGAAGATCTCTCAATGAATTATATTCTTCAGTATCATTAATATTCTTAATTTTCTTAATAATAGGATGTAGAGGATTAATTTCCAACACTCTTTTATTTAACATAGCATTAGTATTATCAGTTTGTCCTAATGTTTGCGATTTAATGATCTTTTCCATATTAGCCGAGAAACCATTTTCGGGTGAAGATACTATACAAGGTAATTCAGATACTTTATTAGTAATTTTAACTTCACTAAAGGTGGTATAAAGACGTTTGATATAATCACAAAGTGATTTATATTCTTCTTTCTGTTTTTTAATAAGTTCTTTATCAGCATCAGTTGTATTAGGTAATTCAATATCACCTTTGGTGATGCAGGTTAAAGTGCATTCTTTGTATTGCATAAGTCGTTGACACATATATTCATCAACAGGATCAGTCATAAATAGAACATCTAAATCATTTTTCTTGAACCTATCTAAGAATGGAGATGTTTTAAGTATATCCATATTATCTCCTGCAATGTAATAAATATGTTTTTGATTTTCATTCATAGATGTAATATAATCGTCAAATGTGATCATCTTATCAGGTGAATTAGCCGAATAGAACATTAAAAGATCAGAAACCCTTTCACGATCACCGCTTTCTTCATAAACACCAAGTTTAATATTTTTTTGATAAGTCTTATAGATTTTGAGATAATTATCCATATCATTCATAGCAGATTTTAACATATCAATGCTTTTCTTAACAACTGCTTTTTTAATAACTTTAATAACCTTATTTTCCTGTAATATTTCACGTGATACATTGAGAGGTAGATCATCAGTATCAACGATGCCTGAAATAAAATGAAGCCATTCGGGGCATAAAACCGCACTATTATCGCTTACAAATACTTTACGAACATAT